GTCCGTTAGCATCGCAATATCAAATGAAATGCAGTACCCATACCTTGTCCAGTACCATATTTCACAGTACTATCTTTCCCTTTTACATTCCATTCACATGTTACAACAAGATCGTACCAGGCCTGAGCTAGCTCAGGTGAATATAATTCTTCTAGTACGATTTTCTGTAATGATGCTGGGAAGGCATCAGTCCATGATGTTATATCATAAGATTTGATACCTACTTTCATAAATCTTTTAAGATTTATAAATCCAGCTGAATGTGATGTAGAAGACGAGAATCCGTTGAAGTATTTTTCGGTAAGACTTTTAACATCTCTCATTAACGGAAGGAGAGCAATTTGGGTCCAATAGTCACTTATCGCGACTAGACGAGCCTTATTACCCTTATCCGCTATTGATGTAATATAACGTAATCTAATCTTATCAATTTTCTTTTTTGAATTAACGGAATTTCTGTTTAACTCAAAAACGAAGTTGGCAAGGTTTTGATTACCTGTTAAATTACATATGTTAAAGAAAGGTTTCCAAAGACTACTGTTATAAAGCTTTTTGGCTTCAATATCAGCAGTTTGAAATTTTGGTTTACCATTCGGACCATTCCGAACAAATTTTTCTGTTGGTTCTGTAATAAGATCTGGAGAATGTTGATATTTATTCTCAACTTTCCAATATCTTATATATTTACGGAACTTCACTGAAAATTCTGACGGAACGGTATAAGTCTTTACAACATTTGTAAGATCTACTTCATTATAATCCGATACTAATCTATTTATATAGAATAGGGATCGTATTGTTCTGTCGGAGATATTACACTGCTTTTCTATTACGAGACGGTATAAATCTAACATCTTAAATAGTTTGGATGGAAACTTATACTTCTTTGACAACGCCATAAATGGTGGTGTTTCAGGAGTGTGTTTCTTCTCCATAATATTAATTATGTATAGACGGATGTTGTTGAACCTTTTGGTTCCATCTTTTATACCATGATCGCGGATCAATTGGTTATGCAAATTAACTATTTGCTCACTAATTTCTCCGATAGAGTATGTTAGCTTAAGTTTGCTAACATAGTCTTCTAATAGAACGATAAATACTTTTGGAACAGTTTTGATGGTACCAATGTCTATTTTATGTTTTCTTTTACTTGAAAACATTCTTATAGCCATTGGACCTGTGTCACC